TCGGTGAGGAACTGCGCACTGCGAGGGTCGGCTGCAAACATATCCGACAGGGCTTTCTCCCTGCCGCGATAGTCGTCCAACTCTTGCTCGTATTGGTCGTAATCATCGGAAATCTGTCCGTAGATTTCCTCATCGTCCTCGAATTTCTTTTCGGGATATTTCTTGCGCAGTCGTTCAAGATGCTGGTCGCGTCTACTCTTAACTTGGTTATTTTCAGCCATTACTTTGAAAATGTTATGGTTGGGTCATTATCTATGCGCAAAAGTAAGGCATAAATTCGGAGGGATACTTTTAACTTTTGTGACGTGGATTGGGTAACTTTGCATTACTACGCGGTGCATTATGAAGCATTTTGGAAGCATAATGGATTTCACGAGGCAACGAAACGATGACTTAATGAGAGCCTTCCGTGAACAACTCGCTTTGGCGAGGTTCATAGTCATGCCGGAAATCTTTGAACTGGTCGCCAAGTCTCCTGCTTCCCGGTTTTGGGTCAGCGGGGAAAGAGCCGCTATTGTCATTTCTGCTATGGCCGCAGGCAAACCGCTCACGCGCATGAGAAGCAACAAGCGCGAGATGTTCGAAGAGATTTACCGCCGCTTCCTTATTGAGCGAGAAAAGGATCCTAAGAAATCAGTCTATGAACTGGTGACGAAAATAGTCAATCAGCCTGCACCGAAATTCTATCTCACGCCGCGTACCGTTGGAGAGTTCATATATCGCATTAAGAATGGTTGGTATGACAAGCAGTTTGACCGATATAGAAAAGATACTGACGGAGAACGATCGCAGGAATGAAGCAATGTATGCGCCGTTCAATCCTGTCACCGGGGAAGGTTCTATCGGAGAAAGGGTGCAGGTAACCTTATCGGACTTCGCTTTGCAGGTTCAGTGGTTACCGAAGGAGATGATGGATATTCATTTCGTCAGCAATCTTGCCAAGGCTGGCTCTATTGACAAATTCCTTTCTGATGTACTGCACGTTGAGCCGAATGATACCGACCATGACAAGGTGGCCGAGAAGTTTATTCGTCTGCGATACCGTCACGATTTCCCATTTTGGGCGGCTACGCTTGTGTGGATTCACAACAAGGATGCAGGCGCGGACGTGCTGTTTCGCCTGCGTTACCCACAGCGAATACTGGTATCACGCTTTGAAGAGAAGCGCAAGGCAGGTCAACCCATACGTCTGATTCTGTTGAAAGCGCGTCAGTGGGGCGGCTCCACAACTACCCAGTTGTATATGGCATGGTTGCAGTTTTTCCACAAGCGAGGTCTCAATTCTCTTATCATCGCGCATCAAGGTACGGCATCCGATGAAATCAAAGATATGTTCGACACCATGATTAAGGAATATCCCATTGAGCTGCTCTATGGCATGGGAGAGTCCTACAATGAGAATGAGCCGAAGATGGTTGGCGTCGGCAAGTCCGGATCTACTTCGCGTGTGCCTCAGCGCAACTGCAAGATAAAAATTGGCACGGCCGAACGCCCTGACGGTTGCCGTGGCGGTGCTTACTCTCTCGTTCACCTCTCGGAGGTCGGGATATGGAAAAAGACTGACGGCAAATCGCCCGAAGATATTGTTCGCTCTGCCTGTTCGGGTATTCTCCTGCGTCCGCTCACCATGATTGTCATGGAGTCCACCGCCAACGGCACGGGCAATTTCTTCCACACAGAGTATTCTGCGGCCGCCGACCCCGAAGTGCCATCGCAGTATGAGGCATTGTTCATCGCATGGTTTCAGATCGAACAATATTCCATGCCGTTTGAAAGTGGCGAAGCTCTACGAGGTTTTGCCAAGTGGCTATATGACAACCGCTATAACGGCAATGTGCTTTCCACACGCGAGGAATGCGGAAAATATCTTTGGTGGTTGTGGGAGAAAGGTGCGTCACTGGAGTCTATCAACTGGTATATTCAAGAGCGTGCTGGTAAGAGCGACCATAGCATTATGGCATCCGAATACCCCTCTGACGATGTGGAGGCGTTTGTACACTCCGGCACGATGGTATTCGACAAGTACCAAGTGGAGGAATTTGAAAAGGCGTGTCGCCCTCCGCGTTTTGTCGGCGATGTGTATGCCGATGGTGACGAGGGCGAAAAGGCTCTTGAAAATCTGCGCTTCCATGAGGATAGGCAGGGGCAGTTCTGCATTTGGGCCAGGCCGGAAGATGATGACGAGGTGGAGATCACTGACCGCTACCTCACGATCGTTGACGTGGGCGGTCGCTCCGCTAAAGCCGACTGGTCTGTTATTCTTGTCATAGACCGTTTGAACATGATTGAGGG